TCATTCATTTTTTTCTCCCACCGACTTCCATAATCGACTTAATCTTTTTAATCTGTTCACTACCTAATATGCTCAAAGCCTGTCTTGCCTTTTCATACGTATAGCCATAATACTTTTTGACCACATCAATATTAGCGATATTTGACTTATACCATTTACTAAATCTCTTTTTTGGTCTAACAATATTTATATAAAAATTGAACTGCATATCGTTTGGTAGATGGTGTAATTGATTCATTTTATTTGCTTCGGGTAGTGTATCCTCATGGTAAGACATACACTTATTGACAATAAATGCAGGATACTTCTTTTTCCACGCCATATCATCTGAATCCATTAACCGTTCTTTTGTACTATTAATGGCTTTCAAATAATCAGACAATTGATAGAGTTTCTTTTCTTGTTTTTCCTCTACAATAATATCTGGTGCTTTATAACCAGGTAATGTTGTCTGTTTATCTTTTTCCATATTTCGTTGCCCAATAATAATCTAAGAAGAAGTACCAAATCGAATTGATTAGAGGTTCAACTAGTGCATCTAATGTTGCCAACTTCAAGTCTGCACCTGTAATTAATGCATTACAAGTAATCGCAATCGCAATGTGACCAATCGTGTAAACAATTGTTCTCAATACAGATCCGTGCATGAAAATATTCTTTAATAAATTAAATGCACCGTGTAACAGTTCAGGTTTAAAAGTCATAATTAAATACCTCTAAGTCTTTTTGATATCTTTTTTCTACAATCTTCCTTGATAGTGTTGTGTAATATTCTCTGTAATGATTGTATTGTTTTGTTGTTCGATTGTTTAGTATTGGTAGTGTGGTATCTAAATCAAACATGAAAGCAAGCCATTGCCAGTCTTTCACTATGTTTTCATAACGACCAATGAAATCTAAGTTATTCACATCTAAAAATTCTGTCTGTGTAAACATTAATGCACGATTACCAGGAAACTCATTTGACAAAAGAAATTCTTCTAGTGTACCATAGTTTCTATCTTTAGTTGATTTCTCCCAAAAACTTAAAACAATATCAAAGGGATTTCTCACAAAAGAAAATTTAAAGTAATCCTTAAACTCACCGTATTGTGTTAGTGTCATTCGTTTATGTTGATTACCGTCATGGTGAAACTTACCTTGCCATCCACCACCCATAACTAAACCGTCTAACTCTTTTGCCTTTGTGCTGTGTGGTGCCAACACTTTTGTTATTGAACTACCAGCAGTCTTTGGATTATGAAAGTAAACTAGTTTCTTTTTCTTACATACAATCATTTAAATTTACAATTGCCTTTAATTTCAGTTAAACAAGCAATCATATTGATCTCTTGGTCTGCAACAAAGGCTGATTGATACATATATTGTGCCAATATCATTACCATAACAGCTTGTGATTTGTCATCGACATAATTAGATAAATGATTATATAGTTCTCTATACAATTGATTTGGATCTTTATCAATATTATCAACAACCCATTTTCTTAGTTTGACAAAGTCTTTATCTTTCAGAACTTTTGCTAAATCTTTAAAACTTTGTTCGGACATCGATACAAGAATACCAGTATCAATTTTACCAGATACAGAATATCTTTGTAGTTCATTGATTGTTCTACGGAAGTCTGGATAGTGTTTGATAATTAATTCTGCAAGAACTTTATCATCATAATCAACATGTTCATTGTCTAAGATATTTTTTAATCTTTTATGAAAGTTACCAGCAATCTTTTGTTTATCTTTCTTATCAGTTCTAAATGTAATCACCGTACACCTGGAATGAATAGGTGCAATAATCTTGTTAATGAAATTACAAGTAAAGATAAAACGACAATGTTTGGAAAATGTTTCGATAAAGTTTCTCAGTGCAGGTTGCACGGATTCTGGATTCATATAGTCGGCCTCATCAATGATGACAACTTTAGGACCAGATTCACTCAATGATACTGTCGAAGCAAAGTTTTTAATATTGTTTCGTACAGTATCAATTGAACGACCCTCATCAGAACCATTCAGTATGATATAGTCACAACCTAATTGTTCGCACAAGGCACGAGCAACTGTTGTCTTGCCCGTACCTGCTGTGCCTGATAACAAGAGATTAGGTATTTCACCTTGTGCCAGAAACGTCTTAAAGGTTTCTTTAAGTGCATCTGGTAGAATACAATCATCTATTGTACGTGGGCGATATTTCTCAACCCATAAAAAGTTATCGTTTTCAACCACGATTAACTACCGTATTTCGATGTTTGTTCTAGTGCAATCCAATACTCTACAGGTTTCGAACGGTGTTTGAAATGACTGATTAATGATTTTGATATTTCGACATCATAATCACCGTCAATCAATTTAAAGTTTTCTGCCTTAAAATGAAAAGTAAAGTCTGCAGGTGCATTATCTCCTACTTTAACTGAATGGTCGTTTGATGTTGAGTTTTTACTATCAACAGCTGTTAAGAAAATATCTCCACCAGATTTTGCAGCCACAGTAATGTCAGGTAACTGCATGACTGCCGATGCTTTTTTGACCAGTGATAGATTAGTTTGTACTAATGTAAATGATACATCAACAGGTGGCATTTTAATATCTTTGGTTGGTGATACTAACACAGATGGATCGCTGAAATAGTATTTTGTTTTTGTAGAAGAACCATCTTCATTGATGATCATATTCTTCTCATCGAATTTCAACACAGGTTTAGAAAACAAACCAAGAGTACCAAGAAATTCATGTAAATCATAGATACCCATTTCTTGTGGAAATTCTTCTTCGATCTCAGCTTTCGCCAAGATGTTCTTCATTGTAGAGATAGTGGAAAGTTTCTTACCTGGATTAACTAATAAGTTTTGATTAATCTCAGCAAAATTCTTTAATACTTCTCTAGTGCTTTCGCTTATTTGCATTGTTTTGCCTTTCACTTGTTATCAATAATATAATGTAATGTATGGCTTTGAATAAATCATTTTCATTCTTACCATTCTTCTTACCATATCTGGCAAGATATTTCATCGCATTACCACGACAAAAATCCGATGCAATACCTATACTTTGAAATAAGTCTTGCACCTGAATATCTTTAGAAGAATAATGTTGACCATAAGTGGATTCAATATAGTCTTCTATCTCTTTCAGAATTTTCTGTTCATCATATTTAAACATCAGTTGCTATTATATCAGGTATTTTATAATTTGTCAATAGAGTAATCATATGTGTTTGGTAAATGTGAAACGCAGTCCGTTAATTCATCAGGTAATCCTAAATATTTGTCATAATGTTTACGAAATTCTATATTTAATACTTTATGTTTATTAATAATGAAATTGTTTTCTTTTATACATTTCAGTTCTAATGCTTGACATTGTCTGTTCTCTTTTTTTGTAACTTGTGAAGTTAAACATAATGGACTAAATATATCAATAAATTGTTCTAGTGACCAATTTAAAATATTTGTAAATGCATAATTAGAATACTTTTGTGGTGAAAAAATATGATCATCAGTTATACTCTCTTTATTTGTGTTTAAAGATTTTACCGATTGAAGATCAGTTTTAAATTTCATAGAAGAAATACCCTCATAAAATATACCATGATCCCAATATCTTCTTCGATCTACCGGATATGAAAAATAACGATTTCTTAAATCAATGATGCTTTCATAAATCAATTCAAATTTATCTTTGTTTTCCACTGTAAGGTTTTCATAAACGAGTTTGATATATTGATTATCCTCTTTTAACATCTATTTCCCCATTCAACAAAACACCAAAATATACAGGAATAGAAGTTTCATCTAAATCAGTTTTCCACATTTTTTTAAATTTTGGAATAATATTTTTAATATTTTTAAGGTATTTTTCTTTCATCATTTTTTGTTCTGGAATTGTAACTTTTGTGTGTTGAACTATAAAAACAATTCTTTTGTAACCATATTTTATAGCATAGTCAAATGCATCTACTATAAGTTTAGTTCTATCTTTTGGTCGATCAAATTGAAGTTTAGTGTTCGTACTTGCAACATCATATGTTATCAAATATGTTTTGTTATCATTGTCAAAATTGTTTTTACAAAACTCAGTGGCATATTCTTTTCTTTCTTTTTCGTTGTGTGTTTTTGTAACTTCAAAACCAGAATCTTCTTTTATTTTATTGATAATATCTACATGACTAAATTTACCGCTGTTAAATCTTGTAATAACATCGGACAGATATCTGTCTGAAACTGTGTTGATTGTTAGATTATGAAATGATAAATATTTTGAAACACTTGTTGCTGTGCTTAGAATAGTATTTACAGTCTTTGGTCGTTTATCACCATCGATATTTTCATTTTCTAAATAATTTAAATCATTTTTTAAAATCTTAAATTCTTTTTCTGTAATTTTATTTTTAGGATAAACTACAAAGGTTGGTAATAATCTTTGTTCACTATCGGAATCTTGCAATCCCTTTGCTCGTTTATATCCACCTGCAGTTTCAAATCGTTTAGTAAATGGATTCCATATTGTTATAGGAAGATGATATGTGTGGGGTAGAAATATTTTATCTTCAAAAACATTTTGATAATATTCTATATCTGTGGCTGTTGTTCCTGTTTTTTGAGCAGAATTGTCTTCTACAATAATTTCAATTTTATCAATATCAAGTAGTTTGTATTCTCCCCTATCAATTAATTCATCAATTGATTCGGTATTATATGGTCTAGCAACAAGTTGTAAAACTTCTTCCGAGATTTTTTTAATGTGTGTATTGTCTTTATATTCAAAATATTTTTGTTCAGTTATCATAATATAATCACCTTTTTCATAATATATTGTTTAGTATGCTATCAGGATAAACCTGATCTGTCAAGTAAAAGGGGTGGACATTTCTGTCACACCCCAAATTTCATTATTGGATTTCAATTTGTCTTGGTTTCTTTTCTTCAGGAATAATTTTCTCTAAAGAAATTTCCAATAATCCATTTTCAAATTTAGCACCTTGAACTTTCATCTCATCAGATAATGTCCAAGACCTTTCGAATGATCGAGTAGAAATGCCTTTATATAGAAATTCTTCATCATTTTCTACTAAATCTTTTTTAGATTTCACTGTTAGAGTATTTTCTTTAACTTCTACGTCAACAGTGTCTTTACTCCATCCAGCGATTGCTAATTGAATTTTATAGTTCTCACCATCTTTTGATTTGATTAAATTGTATGGTGGATATGACGGTGCAGGTGTATCTAGTAACCTGTCAAAATCGTCAAAGAGTGAATCGAAACCAATTGAAAATGGTCTCAGTTTATTAAATGTAGTTAGTGTCATTTGTTTTGCCCTCCTTAGCGGCATATTATAGAACCCTTTATGGCGTTCTATACTATTATATAGTGACTAATTTTATTTTTTCAAGTGGGGGTGCGTCACCAGGCACCCCCTTAATATGATACCGAGAGGCGGCATCAGTAGGTCTTACGGACTGCCTACATAATTATATATGTAAGTAAGGGGCATATGCCCCAAACTTTATTT